GATAAACTGGTCATCAGCATCAGCTACTCCAGTTATATTTTCTATATCTAATTCTATATTCGTTGTTGCCATAAATCTTTATTTTTAAAGGAAGACCCTCTCCCGGAAGAAAGGAAGCAAAAAACCAAGAGAGGGTTAATCTTCCAATTTAATCGTAATTTTTTATTACGATATAGTCATGTGGTCATTATCATGTTCCATTCCAGAAACATAAAAGTTACTTCCATCACATATTAACTCTGCCCAATCTCCTGCCGCATTACCTGAAGCCCATACGAGCTCGTCTACTCCTGTTTCAGCTGATTCAGCCGCAGAACCATCTGCGGAAACAATCATGCCAATCAAAGTATCTTCAGCGGAATTTGGGATTACCTTAACAGTACCACTACCGGCATCTGAACAGATAAATCTAGCAGCCCAACCAGCTCCTGCCTGAGCAGCAGTTGGAAGGGTTATGCTAAAAGTTCCATCTAAGTCAAGTGTAAACACTTTTCCAGAATCGCTAGGGTCTAGCGTCTTAGCTGCTGAGATATTCTCAACAACTGTTCCACCATAACTAGCTCTTGAACCTAATTTAGCCATTTTCTACCTCCTTAACTAAATGGTGTTGCTAGAGAGCCACTGCCATTTACTTGTCCTTCAACAGTCCAATAACCATTTTCATTGACAGTGAACTTAGCCCAACTACCGATTAAACCACCAGTAGTGCTTCCATTCATTGAAAACGTAAGGTCATTAGATTCATCAGCTGCAAATTCAGTAGCATTAGCAACCGCATCAGTAGCCTTAGTTAGATAAACACTACCTTCAAGTAAATCACCAGAAGCAGCTGTTACAGCAACTAGATCAGAAGAAGTAACAGTTACAGCAACTTCTATCTTGAGCCACAGTCCAGTATCAGCTTTAGATACAGAAGGAAGAGTTATATCCATGCCATTAGCATGATGACTAGCAAAGGTACAACACAATTCATCCTTAGACGGAGAGAATTGAGAATTATCACCAGCCACTATAACATCAAAAGCGCCTCTGTGTGCATTACGTGCTTTATCTAACGCACTATCAGCTTTATTCTGTCCATACATTGGATTTGCCATAATTTACCTCCTTATGTCCAGTAAGCATGGGCTTCAGGCATCTGAAACTCCATACCAGCTTCTGTTTGAATTAAGTCAACCCTACGGTCAACACCACTATTTTCTAAGGTTTGAACACCAACATAGATTGCTGTATCACGATTAAGTCCATTACCGACCAATGGTCTGTAAGAAACATGCTTCATGTTAACAGCTAGAATCTTAATAGGTGAACCATCCAGGTGAATATTACGAGTTACGTTCATATCTCCAAAAGGAGTACTAATAGTTGTAATATCCGCTCCAAATACCTTCTTTTTGCCCATCAATGCCATATCAGCACGGAAGTTAGGTGAAACCTCAAGATTATTTGAGAAGTAACCACTTAGTTTATGCAGCCAGTTATATGTCTGCGTATCCACGAAGAACAATGTTGCGTTAGCATTATTGTAACGTGGGTCTAAGAAGTTGCTCAAATCATCTAAGAAATCATCTTGTGTTTTTGACGCATGCGTCAAACTAAACACATTTCCATAACTTGAAATGAAATCAACAGCACCTTGTGTATACCATTCATCTCCTGAATCGTATTGTGAACCAAACAGGATAGCTTGTTCGATATCCCATTTATGTTCGATTAGCTTTTCACGCCAGATACGAGCCCATTCATTCGGTTCATACTTTAGCACGGTAGCACGAGTAGTGTTATCCATTGCCATAGCTGTTTTGAAAATCTGGGTACGCCCATATGCTGTCGAGAAAGGCTGGTCTTTCCATGTTTCAGGATAACCAGAACCTTGTGAGTGAGAGTTGCCAACTACATAAACTCTAGACTGCTCTAAACCATTAGAAGAAGTTGAACCAGCAATAGATGTGCTATAAGTACTATCACCAGCAGATGCATTCACACCAAGTGGTCCTGCATAGTAATCATCTCCAGCATCTTTTGTTTTTACAACTGTTCCTCTAATAAGAGCAGCTTCACCTTCATCGTGAGCTGCAGGAGGATTTGTACTCTCATCTTGCAAAGTAACTGAGTCAACCTTTAGAATAGCATATGACTTTACAGCACCGGCAGCAGAATCAGAAAAATTAATTTTCAACATCTGACCAGGCATATAAAACTGAGGTTGTGTACCATCAGCACCAATTACTATTTCTTGACCACTTTGACCATAGACATTCTGACGATTGCCAGATTTTGTATAGTCTGTAGCTAGTTTAACGTAAACGGTATTTGCTGCGGTTTCATATTTATCATACTGCGTAGTTTGGTTAGAGGATTGATTCTCTACCCAAGTACTATTATCATTACTGAAACCAGTAGCATATGCGTATCGTTTATGGAAAGAGGGTCTACGTTCTGTGAACTTAAACTCCGGGTCGTCGGTTGACTTTTTCGCAAGTTTAGATACGAAACGGAAGAAAGGGTCTTGTGCTATTGCTAGCTCAGATACCCTACTACCAAAATCGTACCGTCTGCGAAGAACACCAGTATCTAGTGAAGTCCCTAATCGGGACCCAGCACTACCACCAGCGACATCAGCAACGGCGTCGAGTGTAAATAAATCAGCCATTTTACCTTATCTCCTATTTAACATTAAGCGTCTGCTAAATAGCCAAAAAAATCAACTATTAGCCAAACGCATTATCCAGTTTTTGGTCAATACCGAGTAAGGTGTCAAATACTTGGTCATCTTGAGATGTTTCTACTGGTACACTACCTGCTGTTGCTAATGAACGTGGTTGCTCTTGGACTTTTCTCATCTGAGTAGCAACTTGCTGTCTTGCGTTATCAGCAATATTAGATTCACGTTCTTTTCTCTTCATGAGATAATATATATCATCCAATTCTAGAGATTTATTCTTAGCGAAATCGACAAAAGTAGACCATTCGTCTTCGGTCATATCAACCTTTTGTCTAAATGCAGTCTCTCGTGCGAGTCTTTGGTTTTCTGTCTTCTGTTTTCCTAACTCATTGTTAAGTCGTCTTTGGACAATACCATCAACAGTAGCCCCAAATACTTTCGCTGAATCCGACTTAGGGTCGGTAAAAGCGTCATCTGGGTCAAATGAAAAATCTTCAGGAAGCTCCATATTTTGAGCCATACTTTCTGGTGCTTGACCACCACCCTCAAAATAATTCCGCACATGCTGAATCAAATTAGGGTCTTCTCTCATTGCATCGAGTATTGGCATATATGGTTCTATTTCGGTAAGCTTGCCATTTAGACGTTTAGCTTCACGACTTGAATCACTATACCTTTTTTGCAAAGCATCGTCGCCTTGCTCTTGAACTCCGCTAGGGCTCGCCGGCGTATTATCGCCTAAATCTTGCGAGGTTGACTGCGAATATTCGCTATCTATTATCCCTGAGTTGACACTTGTATCTAAAGATTCAAAGAAATCTCCAGATTCAATATCATCTAGGGCTTGGTAATCACTTTCGGGGGCTTCTTCTATAGAAGCGTTGCCTACTTGTTCTTGTGCCATATTTTATCCTTTTATTGGTTTCGTTAAGTTAATGCAAAAACAAATATAAAAACAACTAGTTTTTTATACCTACGCATGATTTAATTTTACTACTCCAAACGTAGCCACTTTTGCATTTTCTGTTACCACCTTTTTCAGGGTGGTCTTTATTATGCTGAGCTTTACTAATAAGTCTAAGATTAGACCTACTATTGTTCTTTTTGTTCCCATCAGAATGGTGAACAACTTGACCAGACTTAGCATTAGTTTTATTTCTATAGTGTGTTTGACTGCTTCCATCTTTCCATCTACCATTCTTACTACCACCTCTAGCCATCTTAGGATAGCTTTTTTTAGTCCAAGCCATTATTTCTCTTTGACATTTTTAGCACTATCTGTAATTGTTTGCATTTCTCTTCTTAAATCTTTTTTAGCATTTTCAAATTCACCTTTAAGTAGACCTCTTAGAAGTTTTTGCTGAGCTTCTGTTTCTAACACATCTTTTCTAACCTCACCACCAGCTTCATTGACTTTCATCTTAATACCTGCTTGCACTAACTGACGTTGTAATGTTTCAATAGTTCCATCTTTATCTTTGATTGCTTCTTCCATTGACGAAACTTGACCTTGAAGCTGTGAGTACATTGACTTTCTTTCAATAATTTGTTTCTTATTCCTAATATCAGTTTCACCAATCATAGCAATATCATCAATCAATCCAGATTGGAACCATCTGAAATACTCTTCTAATAATGCCCATCTATTAATTGGCATTGTAGCCCCAGCTATAACTCTAATATCAAATCTCGCAGA